AAACGAATCGGAAAATCGATACTGGAAAAACTCTAACTCGGTGGCCAGTTTTTGTTGACTACTTCACCCTTGCTGGACTTGAACCAGCTGTCTGCTATTCGCCTCGCGGTACAGCTTTGCGAAGCGTACAAGAATTGAAGCAGTTTTTACGTCAAAAAGCAATAACTTTTTTCTCTATACCAAAAGCCATAACCATTGGTTTGTACAAAATAAATTCTGCCACCTTTAGCCAATGCTCAATGCGTCTTTCACAGGTTCTTAAACTCCATTTCGGGTGTGCATCATTCAGCAGTTCAGCCATTTTGCGTTTGGTCATCCCCCGCCCCTCATACCGTTGCCGAAGGACGCTAATCAATCCTGGATGCTCTGCCAGCACCTCACTTATGACCCGATCAATACATAACGCCTCTGCATCAGTACAATGCGCCAGCCAGCTCTTTTGCTTACCGTTAATCATATCCCGCAAAAAAGCCTCAAGTTCAGACTTGTTCAGACCTGCTTTTTTCATCCTCCGGAGCGCCTCGTTAATTGCCGTTTTTGTCAGCTTTTTAGAGGTCAACATCAGGTTAAACATATTCCCCGTCTTACCGCCACCAATATACGACCAGCGCCCCCACATACGTAGTTTTCCCTGAATCCAGACACTTTCCAGCGTGGTGAGACGAAGGTGTTCTCCGCTTTTTCCTGTATTCGTTGGGTAAATCATAAATATCCCTCCTTTCTCCAGATTTCTTGTGTGCGAAAAACACCTTCTGCATGCATCAGGCGTAATTCTTCTTTGGTGTAATCGCTGGTTTTTACCCGCCCGTCGATTAAATCGTGGCACGAGCTACAGGCAATCGCTGCCTGCATATCGTGTGGCTTTATCGCTGTTCCGCACGTTCCCGCCAGTCGGTAATGCGCCAGCACAGACGTTTCCGGATCGTGATTGCAGTAGCCAGGAATTCTGACGGTGCACATCTGCCCCCGCGCCGCTTTACGTAAATCCACCATTACGCAAACTCCAGCAGCTGCGCGGCCACATTTTCGACTTGTTCCGGAGAGGAAAATTTACGGAACAGAATCCAGTTCCACAGCACATTCAGAACAGATTTATAAACCTGCTGAAACTCGGTTTCGTCCATATTCGCAAACGCGATAGATTTCGCCCGACACCCACGGCTACCGTCCGGATAAAAATGCTCGGTGTAAAATCCGGCCTGAATGGCTACCCACTCGCGGAAAGCCTCAAACGACTTTAGCAATGCCGTATCACTGGTTCTGCGTGTCGCAACTGTATTCAGATATTGCTCTGCGGCTTCGCTCAGAGCTGGCGTATGTTCCCGGCCTACTGATTCACACAGGTAATCAACGAAACCGGACACCAGTTTTCGTTCGCGAGGCGTGATCGCCCCACCGACCGGAGTCCAGTAATCGAAACCCAGTTGCAGGAGTTTGAAAAAACGCTTGTGGAATGCGTAGTTACACACACGCTTAAAGTCTGCGTGTATCCACTCACCTATTTTGATTTGATGCAGAAAATCGCAACTCTCCGGCGTCGCCGGGAGAAGTAATCCGGAAGAGGTTTGTTTGACCAGTTGTATATGTGCCATCGGCTTTCTCCGGTGGCACGGTGTTACACAGCAGGAGTTCAATCCTGCTCAAGATTGTAGATGAGTTTATTCTTCAGCAAAAGCAGAAAACCAGCCTTAAAACCAATCTCTTTCAAAACCCGTAATGATGTGACAAATTCGTCCTCACGCAAAATAAAACCGTCCGTCAGAAGTCCATTACAAAAATAAAATAACACAGCACCGCTCTTCCTTTGTTGAGATTGCAAACATCTAATGCGGCAATGGCTGACAATCGCTCCATTCTCAACGCGCACAGCATAGAGGCCATTTTCACTAAAAATTTCACGCAATTCTTCGATTTTCATCTTCAGAATCCTTCCAGATAAATAGCTCTCCCCTGTTCGGGGTCCATCCCTCTTCTCCCTGCGCGCTACTTAAGTGAGTCGATTCTATCTGCGAAGGTGCGCGAATCAAATTCACCGGAAATAAACAACAAAAAACCCGCCGAAACGCTGAGAGATCACAGCGATGGGCGGGTTAAGTGCGGGTGCGTTGAGGATGCCTGACACATCAGAGGTGGGCGGGGATGGGATCAGCTCCCCGCCCGGTCACTCTTACTTCCTGGATTCGTAGTCTACGAAGACAGCGACCTCCGTCTGGCCGGTTCGGATTCGTACCTCACAGAGGTCTTTCCTCGTTACCAGTGCCGTCACTATGACGGTTAAACAGATGACGATCAGGGCGATTAACATCGCCTTTTGCTGCTTCATAGCCTGCTTCTCCTTGCCTTTCGGCATGTAAGAGGCTAACCTACATGTGCAAAGCATGAAATTGGCCTCAGATTAATGTTAAGCGTCTTGCCGGACGCGTAATGTTAACTGGGGCTTTTCTCTATCTGCCTTTTGGTGTTCATGCCTGAAGCAGATAGCCTCAAGCACCCGCAGTCATTCTACTTACCTCGCCAATATGAAATCAATCAGAAAGGTGCCCCATAAAATCACTCCTTCTCTTCTTTACCGTAGTGGAGTTGACCAATTTTGATAAGAGGGCGTCCCTGAGATTTGCGGTGTAGATTGGTATCGCGCAGAGAATACACACAGCCACAATATTCCTGCTGATAGAATTTTTCGCGCTTGCTGATTTCAATCATACGGGACGAGCCGCCCTGCTTGCGCCAGTTATAATCCCAGTACACCATGCCCGGATAATGCGCGACGGCTCGCCGCCCACAGTCGTTAACCTGCTGCATATTTTTCCAGCGTGAAATGCCCAGTGAACTGCTGATCACACTGAAACCATTTTCAGCGGCGTACAGCGCTGTCCGCTCAAAACGCATGTCAAAACACATGGTGCAACGGATCCCTCGTTCGGGCTCCCATTCCATTCCTTTGGCTCGTTCAAACCAGTTGTCTGTGTCGTAATCAGCATCAATAAACGGCACGCCGTGTTGTTCAGCAAAGCGAATATTCTCATCCTTACGAATTAAATACTCTTTCTGAGGATGAATGTTCGGGTTGTAGAAAAAGATGGTGTAGTCGATTCCCGAGGCCTGAAGCGCCTCCATCACCTCACCGGAACATGGAGCACAGCAAGAGTGCAGTAGTAGTTTGTTTGCCCCGTTTGGGAGCTCCAATTTGGGCCGTTTGAAATCAGCAACTGTCATAAATATGTTTATTGGGGTCATAAAAATATCAAAGAGTGTAGCATTAGAACGGGGCTATCGGAAACAGATGTGTGACTGCTCCCCGCCCTTTCGGGCGGTCTCCTGATGATTTGAGGGTGCAGAAATCCCTCCGGTTAAGGATTAAATTTTTAACAGTGCTAAATTTAATTATTCAGTTCTGGATTTTGTCGCCCTGCGTATCCGCGCTTTCGCGTTACGCTCAATCTGTATCAGCTTTTCTATATTTCTCCGCCTTTCCTGTTCCTCCTGGCGCAATAGCCTTACATCATCTGCCAGTCTGGTTTCTCTTTTTGCCACAGAGAGCATCCAGTCAAACGGCTCCACAACCGCACCGCAGATTTTACAGCGGACCTGACGCTCTTTTTCGTCAACCCGTACAGAGGCGTGATGGCAATATGGTCTTTCCGATGGCTCATAAAGAAAATTAACCTGATTACGAGGGTTATCCTCTTTTACCGGAAATAAAACAATATTGCTTAACTCATCTTCTGGTTTTATTTCCATGCTCCTCTCCTTTGATGCGAATGCCAGCGGTAATTGAAGCCTGATAGCTAATTTCATTCACAGTATCGCCTCCTGAAAATTACCCTGATAGAAAGCCAGTACACGCTGCATAGCTTCGCTCTTCCGGCACTCGCGACAGATTATATTCAGGCGCCTGTCGTAGCGGCGTATTTCTCCGTCAGGTAATGACCAGATAAGGTCCGGATCAACAACAACCGGTTTCCTCACCTTTACTCTCGAGAGTTTTTTGCGGGCGCTTTGCCAGTCCTTGCGAGCCTGTTCAGACGGGAATAAGCCGTAGCCAGAATTATATACATCACCACTTGCGACCAGTTCTATGCATAAGCGACCGACAGACGCACGACTGATACCTGTTTCATCTGACAACTGCCGAATCGTGACCCGACCGTCCTGATGCACGAGTTCCACAATTCGCGTCTTCAGTTCTTCCCGCTGTTCGGGAGTAAAAGGTTTCGCCATAAATCCTCCTGAAACTACTTAACAACCCTCGAATGGCTAACATTCGGACGCCAGCTCTCCCAGTTAAAATTCACCCAGCGCCCGCCGTTCATGACCATGCGATCCATCACCCGCTCGCCGAGCAATGTTTTCATCACCTCATAGTTCAGGTTTGTCAGCATCCCCACGCTGCGCATCGACGCTGTCCGGCGATCAACAATCTGGTGCAGCACCACCTGCTCGTTTTTCGTCTCGCGCTGAATGCCAATTTCATCAAGAACCAGCAGATCCACTTCGCACAGCTCCCGCAAAAATTTTTCGCCTGACTGCCCGTCGTCATAGCTGGCGTGCAGGGCGCTCATAACATCAGCCACGGTAACCACAATCACTGTCTGACCGTCTTTCAGCAGGCGATTCCCGATAGCTGCCGCTAAGTGATTCTTCCCGGTACCAGGTTTTCCGCTGAACGCAAAATTTGTACACCCGGTCATCAGTTCATCGGCGATGGATTTCGCCTGGCTTAACGCGTATCGCTGGCCGTCGTTCTGCACCTGGTAATTCGCAAACGAGCATTTACGGTGCAACGGCTGGATGCCTGAGCGATTCAGAATTTTTTCCACCCGCAACTGGCGATTCAGGCGGTTGATCTCCTCGCTACGTTTCTGGCCTTCAGCAAGTTGCCACTCGCGCCACTCCGCTACCGTTCTGAATGGGGCGGTTACATGTGGCGGGGTCAGTCGGCGGATGCGTTCCAGAACGCCGCCTGTCGCAATATTTTTCATGGTCCGTTACCCCCTGAAGCCTGGCGGGATCGCACTGTCCGGCAACGAGACGGTGTTAACCTGTCGGAGCAACGTCTCAGGCCGAACACCTTTCGGCGCGAACAGGCCCTGGTATTCATTGGCGATGCTGTGTCGAATCACCTGCTCAGGTGTAAAACCCTGCTGACGGAATTTTTCCAGTTCCCGTATCGCCCCGTTAGCGCCCTGCTCCGTTCGAATCGGTTTTCGCAATGCCTGTCTGAACCGGACCCACTCATGCCAGAGTGTTTCCGGCAACCAATCGGGCAGCTCAATAGCCTCCGGCTCGAATTTTTTAGACGCTCGTTTTTGGCGAGGGGGAGATCAGTATTTAGATCTTCCTCTTCCTCTTCCTCTTCCTCTTCCTCTTCCTCTGGTAACGCTTTTTGATCCGTTTGTGTAACGCTGGCAGCGTTACCTTTTCGTTTCAGTTCGCGTATTTTTGTTACTCGCTCGTTTGTAACCGCCCGTTTTTTTTTAGAGCTTTTTCCGTTATGACGTTCAAAGTTAGGTAGAGAAAGCCCACCGTCATTTTCGACCAGCCATCCAACCTGAATTAACGCATCAGCAAAACCAGACATAAAAGTGATGCGATCTATTGCACTTTTTGTAACGCCGCGAGCGTTACAATCTGCATTACCGTCTATCATTTGTTGATCCGCCCATGCCCAGAAGCGAATAACCTTCCCTAATGCGGCATCTGGATCAATATTCAGAATCTCAGCAAGCCTGAATATTTCCGGCTTATCCGGCGTAATAACCTCGAGCTTTATCCAGTTTGAAGCCATTTGTTTTCACCTTGTAACGCTCGCAGCGTTACATTTAACTGATACCGAACAAAACAATCCGGCACGATTAATTTCAATCAATGCACTACGACAGAATCGCCGGGCGACCCACCACCGCTGAAATGTGCTTTCCGGTAAACGGCCTGGACAGCATCATCATGCGCATCAATTGCCGTACTCAACGCTTCCTGCGCCGCCAGTAATGCACGGCGTTCCAGGGTATCGAAGATACAGAGTCGGTGACGCAGCTCACGCGGAAGAATTGCCAGAACCGCAGGGATCAGTTTCTGAATTTTTTCCCTTTGCGCTTTCGTTTCACCTTTCAACCAACGGTGATAGATATTCTGCTGATTGTTCCAGTCCTTGCCTGGTACCAGAGACAATTCGCCGCCCCCCTGCCGCAGATATTCTTCAGTAATTGCGTTAGCGACCCACGCCTGCCCTTTTTCGGCTGCCAGGGCAACAGCACTGATTCGATGTGCTCATGCCTGATTTTCATGAATCACCTTCCAAGGTCGTTTTGCCTTACGATATTCGTCATAAACTTTGGGGTCGTACTGAAGTTCCCCGCCAGATGCCTCTTGCAGGCGCATCGCGCGACCTTCAGGAACCAGTTCCCCCCATGCAGCAATGCTTGCCAGCCTAACTCCTGCGGCATTGGCAAGCTTTGTTTTGCTGCCAAAAAACGCTATAGCATCAATTTTCAACATATCGAGCTCCTTAGATTTTCCTAAGGAAACTAGATCGTAGAGAAACCTAAGTCAAGAAAAATTAGAATTCCCTAATATGAAAAACGAAACCTTCGGTGCTCGCCTCTTACATAGGCGTAAAAAATTAAAACTGTCTCAGGCCGCATTAGGTAAGCTGGTCAAAGTGGCTCACGTAACAATTTCTCAATGGGAAAGAGATGAAACACAGCCGGCGGGGAAAAGATTATTCGCACTGAGCCAAGCGCTTCAGTGCTCACCGACTTGGCTTCTTTTTGGGGATGAAGATAAACAACCAGGCGAACCGATCCCGGATAATCAGCCAGCCATTCTGACAGAAGATCAAAAAGAGTTACTTCAACTGTTCGACGCACTGCCTGAGTCAGAGCAAAAGGCCCTGTTGTCAGAGATGCGTGCTCGAGTTGAAAATTTCAACAAACTTTTTGAAGAACTACTCAAAGCTCGCAAAAGAAGCGCAAACAAATAATCCCCTTTTTTCTCCACACCCTGTAATAAAAAGCACAAACTTTCAAACACTTGTGTTTTTTACATCAAAAAACTTAGGTTTTTCTACACAAAAATCTTGACCGCCCACCTTAGGTTATTCTAAATTTCATTCATCAAGACACCGCACGGTGTTCTCAGCAAACAGTTCCGCTACCCCGGCGTTAAGGGGAAATGGGGTCAACATGAATACTATCGATCTTGGCAACAACGAATCTCTGGTGTACGGCGTGTTCCCCAACCAGGACGGCACATTCACCGCCATGACGTATACCAAAAGCAAAACGTTTAAAACCGAAGCTGGCGCACGTCGTTGGTTGGGAAGACATTCAGGTGAGTAAAATGAACGAGACAGAATTAAAACACGTTATCGCTCTACTCCTAGAAGATGCAAAACGCCTCCAGCAACTGGAGCCAAATGCAGGCACTGGGGCACGCATCTGGCTGGCTAAAGAAGCGCTGGAATCTGGCGATTATGATAGCGAAGAAGCCTTCTACAAAGCAGAAGGCCGTGCAGGATATTCACCGGGTCTTGGCGGGGTATAAATACCATGCGCATTGACTGAATTCGCAAACAAAAACAGACGCGCGATACCTGGATAGTCGGTCTGCATAGTCAGATATCTGGCTGCGAATTTGATAAATATCACCGCCCTTTTCGGAAACATAAGTTCCGTCCGGGAGTTGATTATACGAACCATCTCCATGGGGGATCGTTCTCCTGAATCCTAGTGAGAGCATATATTTATGAAGCCCTTCGTAATCCTCTGGCTCAGCATTATATAGTTCTACTCTGGCGAGATACGTTGGCATATTCATTTCCTTACTGGTTGTGTGAGAACTTCAGTAAAGATACCACTGAGGTAGCCTGAGTTTAACGGACACTCCTTCCTGAAATAGAATGGCATCAGAAGGAGCTAATAATGAGCAGAAAAAC